AAATATTTGTATGGCTCGTACAATAGAAAGTCCCGGAGTTGAAATTAGAGAAATAGATTTGTCACTTAACCCTAACAAGTCAAATGTGACAACTGTTATGGTACCAGGATTTGCTTCCAAGGGCCCTGTCGGTGAACCAGTTAAAGTCTCTTCCCTTTCCGAACACGAACAAATTTTTGGTCTGCCAACAAATGCTGCTGAAAGATACTTCTACCACACTACAAAAGCTGTTTTTCAATCTCCCGCAGATGTAATGGTGTACCGCATACCTTATGGTGAAGGCAATGGTGTTGGTACAAGCTCAGAGTACAGTGCTCTGGTATTTCCCGTCGTCTCATATTACAGTGGTGCTGCCAGTACATATCTAAGTTTTGACGAAGATGGTGCCTTTCTCTTTGGAAAACCCACACACTTAAAGCTCACAGAATCTGAATATCTTTCAATTCTTGCTGGTTCAGGATTTACTTTCGTAAACAACACTAGTGGTGCTCGTTATTTTGATTCTGTTGGCTCTCTTAGTGCTGCAGGAATGGTCATTCTCAACAAAGCACAATCAACAGTCAACTCCAGATTTGAAGGTTATTATATTGGTGTTATTGACAACCTCAATATTAATCCTGCTACAAAATACAACGACATTACAAAAGTCTATTCAATAAACAATGACAACAAAGCTATTAAAAATGATTATATTCAAGTACCTTCTGCGAGATTGAACTTTACACTATCTGCAGAATCCACTGGTCTAACAGATAGCTTGTCAGAAGTTCTAGAAGGTGCGGCTTCATTTGATATTTCCATTAATAAATTTAATGATACAGCTATTATTGGTGTATTTAAATTAAGACAATCAGTATTTTCACCAGATAGTATTGCGTTAGACTTTGAGATGGTTGAATCTATGATTGGTTCCACTGACTCTCATAGACGTTTACACAATCCTAATGGTGGCGCAGACAATAGCTTCTTCTTAGAAAGTGTTGATGATGGTTCAACAAATACAATTGTACTAGTCAACCCATATGTTTCACATAAGAATAGAAGCAGTTACCTAAATGCACAAGGTGTACCTACCAAGTATGTAAGATTTTTGAGCGGTCCCAACATTGAAAAGATCAATGACGAATCTGATGCAGAATTTGAAGCACGTGTGGGCGCACCTCAAGCAGCTCTGCAAACTCTAGTTGAATACTATGGCAGCACTGATGCATTGTTCCCTTTGGGTGACTATCAGTCACAAGATTTGACAACCAAAAAGATTGGCAATATACCTGCCAAGCTTGTAAAGATGTTTGAAAAGGTTCAAAACCACGATGTTGTGCCTTTAAATATTACTGTAGAAGGTGGATTGGGCACAGTTTATGCCAACTCGTTTAACCCAGCGACATCTGGTTATTTTGACGACACAGTAGCTTACGATAGTCAAGTATCACTATTAAGCTCAAGCAGACTTGAAGCATTGCCTGACGTTGCTGCAAACTGGCTTGCTGTACAGCAAACATTTGTAAACTTTGCAGTTAACGAAAGGAAAGATCATCTTTTTATCTCTGATCCATTGATTAACATCTTCATCACCGGAAATAATATCCGTACTCTGGATGATACAACCAAGACATTCTCACAGAATATCTACTGGCCATTAAAGAACATATATGGTCCTTTAGACAATAGTTATAGCTGCGCATATGCAACATGTGTCCGCACTGTTGATCCAGTGTTAAACCAGCAAATTTGGATACCTTTCTCTGGTCATGCTGCAGGTATCATGGCAACAACAGATTCCAATTATCAACCCTGGTATGCACCTGCTGGATTCACCCGCGGCCTTGTAACTGGTGTAACTGATATTGCATTTTATCCACAGCAAAAACAACGTGACAATCTGTACAAGATTCCAATTAATCCTGTAGCTTACTTCCCTGCTGAAGGATTTGTAGTCTTTGGTCAAAAGACCATGCAAAAGAAACCAAGTGCATTTGATCGCATCAATGTGCGCAGGTTGTTCCTTGCACTGGAAATCTCTGTCCGGGATACAATCAAGTACTTCTTGTTTGAACCCAATACGCTCTTTACAAGAACACAAGTTATAAACACACTTCAACCAATCTTCGAACAAGCAAAGAACACACAAGGTCTATATGACTACCTGCTCATTTGCGATGAGAGAAACAACACCCCTGACGTTATTGACGAGAATGCAATGGTCGTCGATATATATCTAAAGCCTGTGAAGACTACAGAGTTTATCCTTTGTAACTTCTATGCCACAAGAACAGGTACAAATTTCCAGGAGATTATCACCTAAAGGATAAGTAATTTTATGGCAGATGTAAATCAATTAATCACAGACTTCTACAGAGTAGCCGCAACAAGAGAATTTGCACGCGATTATAACTTTCGTGTACTTTCCATTAATGCAGGAGGAGCAAGCAATGTTTCGTTTGATCAAGACGACTTGGTTTATTGCAAATCTGCCTCCCTACCTGAAAGAGCAATCACTAATGTGCCAGTACCCTACATGGGATTAAACTTCAATCTTCCTGGTAACGCCACATATCCAGGCAGTGAAGCTTATACATTGACCTTCTATTCAGATGCAAGATCACAGCTCAGACAAAAGTTTGAACAATGGTCCAGAGACATTTTTGATGATAGCTCCAGCACTGGCAATTACTTTGCTCCTAAACAAACAGCTATCATTGACCTTGTTCAACTTGACAATCAACTTGCCAAGACAGCACAATATCAGTTAGTTGGTGTTTCCATCCGCAGTGTTGGTGCCATTAATTATAATATTGCTGGTGGTACTGGTGAAACTGTTGAATTCCCTGTTACATTTGCCTATCATTATTTCAGAAAATTAACGTAAGCATCCAGTTCACAAATTAAATAATTAGGTGAACAATCCGTTTGTTGATGCACTTGCAAGTATCAAGGATAATTTTTATGGCATAGGCCGCGGCACAAACCCACTATTTGCTCCACAAGCTGCTGAACTTTTTGGATTTAACATTCCTGCTGTCCCAATAGTAAGCGTACGCGATTATTTCTTGTTTCAAATGGAGTCGTGGTTTACCTCGATTCCAATGTCAACACAATGGATTGTGGTAATCGACCAATATCCTAAAGCTTTAAATCAAACAATAGTGCAAGCATTAGAACGAACAGATGCCTCAAGACGAGGATTCAATATTAACAATGCTGTAACAATATTAAAAAGTTTTCCCATGCAAAAAATTATTGGCTGTCTCTTTGCGCACAACGTCACCATTCCAACAGAGAGTTTTGAAGCAAGTACAGTTTCAGTAAATAATAATCGAGGATTTTTACCAGGAGTAATTGGTGGAGCGAGAAATTCTGAAGCTCCAACACTAGTAATTGATTTCAAAGAAACAAACACATCATTTATTGACAATGTCATCAGGCCATGGGTAATTCTTGGATCACATTATGGTATGGTTGCACGACCTGGCGATACGCCAACTAGTAGAGATATGAAGAACATGAAAGTGAACATGACCTTACTTTCATACACAAGGTCAATTCATAATATATCCATGATCCCTCGCAAGGTATTCACATTTTATAATTGCATGCCTTTTAATGTGGCCGAACAAACATATGAGTATGAGAATGAGAAACTTGTAACATATTCAACTCGATGGACATATTCAAATTATACTGTTGAAAATAGTCTTTATCTTCCTGTTACTGATGTAATTAATAGAATTTCACAAGGTGAAATACCGAGAATTTCAACTCTGCAAAACGGCATCGGAAGTATAAATCCTCTGGGTATGCTCTAATTATATATGTGAGTGACTTCACATATAATTGCAGATTAGCTGATCGAACTGTTACTTTAAGAGAGATGAAATTACCTCTCTATAAAGATCTCGTAAAATATTTAACTACAAACAACACAACAGATATTACAAAAGCTTTTGATGATCTAATCTACCAGCTCTGCACAAGCGATTGTTCTAATCTTACAATTATTGAAAAGGCAAAAATACTTTTAACAGTAAGAGCAATAAATGTGCAGCCAACCCTGGATGTTGTTCTCACTTGTCCAAGTACAGGACAAACATTTAATGCATCCTTGGACCTTATTACAATAATAGATTATCTTAATAAAATTAATATTACATCAAAAAAATTGACATATGATGATTTAGAAATTGAACTCAACATACCAACAACTTTTCACTATGCAGACATTGATTTCATTAGTAAGATTACATTTAACCAAACACCAATCGATAATATAAAGGAAGCTTTTGATAGTCTACCTGCTAAAGTCAGCAAAGATATAAAAGATTATATTCAAGAAGCTGATACTTCCAATAATCAAAAATTTATTTCAATGAAATCTCCTTACGCAGATAAAAATATAGACATACCCATCTCTATATCTCAAAATACCATCTTTGAATTTGTAAAATTAGCTTTTCGTAGAGATCTAATGTCCATATATGAAATGGAGTATATTATTATTTCTAAGCTAAACCTAGACAGCGCAATTCTATATAATTCAACATATGCCGAGCTCAATATATATGTCAATATATTTAAAAAAGAACTTGAAGATCGGCAACAGGCAGGAAATCAGTTGACTAATCCTGCTTCAAGGACTATATAATATTATAAATTAAATTATGAATAACGTAACTGCCGCATTACAGCAACTTGAAACATACAATAAAAACAATGGTATTAGTGTATACATTCCATCTTTAAAGAGAGATGTAAAATTTAAAAACCTAACACTCTTGCAACAAAAAGGACTTCTTAGATCCTCCATTGAAGAGTCTCTCACTAAACTTTCTTTTATTGTGAGTATTTGTGACATTCTCAAACAAAACAACCTTGACGCAGCAATAGATATTGATACATTGTTTGTTTTTGATCGCATAGCACTAGCAATTGCATTACGATCCAAGTGTCTAGATAATAACTATACCACTGGTGAAAATAGTAAAATAGATCTTAATGTTGTTGTTGAGAATTATAAAAACATACCACTTATTGATCTTAATGATAGCAGTTTAGAACATGAAAATTTTTCTATTACTGTGACACCCCCCAGAATAATAAATGATAAAAAAATCAGTGAATTTTCAATTAAGAAAATGGCTGCCTCAAGTGACAAAGATCTTAAATCTATTTTGAGTGAATTGTTTGTTTATGAGCTTGTAAAATTTATTAAGACTTTGACTATAAAAGATACAAACACCACAATTGACCTCACACAAATCACAGCAGAGGAGCGTGTTAAGCTTGCGGAACAGCTTCCATCACAACTAGTCATAAAGCTACTTGAATACATTAAAACATATAGAGAATTTGAAACGAAATTCACTACCACCGGTGAGAACACAATTGATGTTGATGGAAGTTTCTTCACGATATAATCATTAAGTCATAAATATCTGTATGGTAAATACAGATGCTCTCACACCAGAGCAAATGATTGTGGCTCTGGGTCGCAATATTGCAGATCTCACACGAGCACAAGAAGCTCAAGCAAGAAGCCTGCAAAACTTATCGAAGATTATTTCGAAAAATTTTGTACCTGTTAATGCGTTTGTACGTAAACAAGATGACCGTGAAATAAAGCGCGATCGCCGCGCAAAAGAACCGTCTGAAGTAGTTCTCTCAAAAAAGAGCATCAAAGAGCTCAAAAAACTTGACATATCTGAAAAAATGGACGCACTTCTCAAAGAAGCAAGAAAACAACCAAAAAGTAATGAAGGGTTTTTTAGTAAAATACTTGGACCAATTGGATTGATTCTCTCTGTAGTTGCTGCCACTGGTCTTTTAGCGGGTAAATTTCCAGGTGTACGACAATTGTTACAAAATTTTAAAAGTGGTAATATCGGGCAAGCAATTACTGGATTCATCAGTAAGTTTAATAAAAGTGACAAAAGTTTAACAGAGTGGATACGGTCAATACCTATAGTTGGAAGACTGATTGATTTATATGAAGGGTTTCAACTCATAGGTCAGGGGAATTATAAAGACGGGCTTAAAAAATTAGTTTTTGCCATACCTGGTGCTAAATTTTTATCTGAATTGTGGGATAAAACAAAAACGAAATTTGGTGGTGCTTTAAAGCTTGATGATAAAACACCACTAAACGTAAATACATTTCTTAGCGGCATTAGTAAATTTATTGGTGACATATGGAACAGTATTAAAGAATCTGTTGTGGGATTCTTTAACGAAAAAGACGGCATATGGAGCACGATCAAAAAAACTGTAATTGATCCGTTGTTTAAAGATAATAAAATTTTACAAACAATTAAAGACAAACTCAGCAAAGCTATCCAAGGCATTGATTTGTCAGCAATTATTAATAGTGTACTTCAACCTATTTCAGGTCTATTTAATGGAATTAATTTTCAAGACAAAATGAATGGATTCATAACTAACCTGGTTCAACCACTGGTTAGTAATCTCATAGGTCCAGATACAGCAATAGGATTCATTTTGGCCAGAATAAGAGAATTATTTTCAGGTGATGTAACAAAAGTTAGGATTCTTGATTTTCTTCACAAATTAAGTGAGCGCTTTCCTTCAATCTCAAAATTAACAAATTTTGTCGAGCAGCTATTTGATCTCAATCTCGACACTGTAATCACAAAAGCCATTGATGCTGTCATGAAAAATATAGGAAACTTTGATCTCTCCAAAGAATTAGACAAGTTAATAGCTGATCTCGGTAAAGACATAGGATCCAAGCTCAGTCTTGGTGATAAAGTGACAGCAGTTGTAGGTGGTATTAAAGATAAAATAAAAGGCATATACACCAAAATAAACAGTCTTCTAACAAATGTTGTTGACATCTTCGGTGCAATATCAAACATGTTGAGTAATGATCCTGCTCGCTATGCACAAGGCAAAGCGTTTCTCGACAAAAATGCGCCTCAGTTAGCTAATTTATTTGATACTGTTCTTGGCGTTGTGCATGCCATTAATGATGTGGTTGGAGGAGCAGATATTAATGAAACAATGAAAAAATATGGATTTGATAAGATTAATTTTAATTCAATATTTGAAACATTGGGTGCAAATATAATGAAATTTTTTGAAAAAGATGGTAAGCTCGACAAATGGGTCACGGGGTTAATTGACAAACAAATGGATAAAGTCATAGTATTAATGGATACAAAAGCAGATGCACTTGGTCAATGGCTTGCTGATAACGCTATTGATGTTGGCAAAAAATTATTCAAAGCTTTGCTTGATGCAATTTGGGAAAAAGCTAAAGAAAAGCTTTTAAATTTAAAAGATAAAATCTACAGCAAGCTTGGATGGGGTACAGATGATAATAAAGTAAAATCTGCTGGTGTTGTTGCAGGATTAGATGAAGACAAGCTCGAAAACAAGCCAGAGCAACCTGTATATGCTGATGACATCAATAAAACATGGCTTGCAAGTCAATTCAGTAGAATGGTAGATAGTATTTGTGCATGTGTTGGCAAAGAGAAAACCATAATACGTGAAGCAGCGCGCAAACCAGAAACAGCGCGCAAACCAGAAACAGCACGCAAACCTGAAGTGGCCCCTGAAGCAACCACTTATACTGAAACACCTTCGAAGCTCTCTAATGTAAAAACTGAACAAAAAAGATCTACTTCTGAAGCAGTCGCAACCACCAATGTCAAATCAAGCAATGACAAAGCTGAAGCCATGTATCTGGAAGCCTATAGCATATTTAAAAGAGCAGATGAGCTTGCAAAATCACAAGATAAAAAAGACAAAGAGCAAGCACGAAGTGATTATAAAGATGCGTTAGGCAAGGTGATGGCTGTTGAAAATATGTACCCTGATTTTCAAAAAGAGATGATTCGATTGAGAGAAAAAATGTTAATAAACCAGATAGCAGAGTTGGAACAGCAGCTTAACAACAATAATATACCAGCTACTGAATTAAGTAAAAAAAATCCCAATATTACTACTGTTAACACAGTACCTGCTAATGCAATTGATAATGTACAGCTTGCTCCAAGCTCCACACTTGATGTTTCTAGGAACAAAGACACAGTTGCAGCAAATAACACTGTAAATAACAAGGAAGTAATTGATGTACTCAAACGTATT